TATGCAGAGTGCCAACAATGGTCTTCCTCTTCTTCGCCAAAGTGATAGCATCTGACTTGCCAACCAGCAACATCAGGTATCTTAACTATCTCTTCCTTTTTCTTATCATAATATTGAAAGTATCCAGCACCTTTTTCGGACCAAGAAAAGATAAACTGGTAGCCTGAGTTATTCTGATTAGTGTGCCAACCAACACCACCGCCTTTAGGATAATATGTAAAAACAGCATCAGAGTTTGCACCTAAGTTTGCTATAAAATCTCCTTTAGTAAACTTACTAATTTCTTTAAAGTCGGTGTTGTCAGCAAGAGGATATGCATAATTTTCTATAGGATACCCTTTATGTTCGGGGTCACTCATATGCTTTTTAAGATATTCCTCACTCATAGACTTTTCGTCAAAACCTTTTGACCTATTCACCACGCCTTCTAAAATTTGATGTGTATTAGGATATACTGCGTCCCTAACTTTCTCTAAGTCAGCCAAGATATCTTTATTTCTTAGTATCAGTTCTGTCACTACTAAACTCCAAGATTTGCGGGTATATTTTAGATAATGCTTCGGCAATCGCAACAGCAATATCTTGATGCTCTTGCTGTGTGCCATTAGCAGATCTTAGTTCGATATAATGTATCCAACTACGAATAGTTCCATTCACATACATCTTAGATACAGTATTACCTTCTGGTAAGATTACCCTTGCTTGCTCCTTGGCAATACCTTTATCTATAGCTTCTTTATATATCCGACCAACGTGTTCGATAATAAACTTCTGTTGAGCATCCCACCAAGCATCCAATGACACATCATCGTTTGGAATACTATTCTGTCTATTAGTCTGGTCTTGTAGACGTGCCTCACGAACTACAAACGTGCTATCCATATCGTTAGGATCTGCGTAACGTTGTGAGAACTCTTGAAATGAGAATGAACGATGCCTTAGAAACTGTCTGGCAATGTCACGTGTTGTTTCAACTTCAAGACAAGCAGAGGCCATTTCAAATGGAGACCAGTGCTTGTGCTTCATCAAATAACCTAATAGTTTCTGAGTGGTTTTAGTGTTTGCTTGGTTACTAGGGTTGGATACCCTAGCACAGTATGCTATAAGATCTTGGATATTTTCCAAACCCTTTATACCCAATTCCCCAGAATGAACATGACGCACTGGCTGAGAGTGTGATAGTAACTTAACTTTCATTACCCTTGGCCTCTATACTTTTTATAGTTGCGTCTCTTATCTTTATTCATAGAAGAGGTTTTAACATTACGTTTACCATCACTGGTTTTCTTCTTATTTGTTATACCTTTAACTGCCATCATTTACTCCATTTTAAAATCTTTAAATCGTTCTGCCGTTTGCGTTTTGTCGAAGGTTGCTGTATCATCTATCAGGTTACCTAGAGCATCATCTACATCAAATAGTTTCATCCTAGATCTATCTACACCGACTACAAACCTCTTGTTAGCACTGGGATCATTATATCTATTCTTAAGTTGTTTGATCATAATCTGCCCAAGTGCTTCTAGTTCTTCACTTGAAATCAAAGCAAACATTAAGTCTGCTGTAGCGGGTAATCCAAAAGACTCAGCCGTATCTTCAAGCCCAACATCTGAGTTACCATAACCACTACGAGTCGTTTGCGTTGCAGTGACAATCGGAACTTCGAACTCGACTGCGAGTCCACGTAGTTCTTCCGCAATAGATTTGATATAAGTGTACGAATTGATTGATCCCCCCATGCCCTTCATTCGACTAGATGCACATATGTTGAGATAGTCTATAAAGATCATCTCAGGTATAAAGTCTTTCTTTAGTTTAAGCTCATTCAGTAGTGCTCTAAAGTGACCCGTATGCGCTGAACCAGTTGGGTATTCCTTAACTATAAGTTTACCGTTATTCTTACCAGCGATATTATGAACCTTATCTATCAACATCTCTTTAGATAATGTCTCTAGTTGATCTAGCGGCACATCTAAAAGGTTTGCGTCTATACGTTCAGCAATACGTTCCTCTGCCATTTCCATTGTAATATATAGCACATTCCTACCTTGGGTCATAGCGTTAGCCGCAACATGACACATGAATAATGATTTACCAACACCAGTGCCAGCGAGTGCCACGTTCAGTGTTTTGTTAGGTAAACCACCTTTGGTTATCTTGTTCATATATTCAAGATCAAACGGAATGCGTTCTTCTTGTGCATGATAGAAGTCGTAACGATCTGATACATTATCAACATAGTCGTGACCAATATTCGCATCAAAAGAAACTGCCAAGGCTTTGGTCAATAGATCAGGGAGAGCGTTCTTAGTAAGATCTCTGTGCTTACCGTCAATAATGGAGATAGACTCCATAATAGCATTATGTATTGCTCTATCTTGACACCACTTCTCAGTAGTGTCCTCTAACCACTTGTCATTTGCCTTGACAGTTTCTTTATCGAATATGTTCGGAAGTATCTCAAGCACGGCTGTATATTGATCATCCGTGAACTTTTCACTTAGATCTATTTCAATCTTAAAAGCCTCTTGAGTAGGTAGCTTGTTATACTTGGCTACGTACTTCGCAATTTGTTTGAATATTTGATTGTAGACTCCTTGAAAGTATTCTGGTTTCACAAAGGGAAGAACCTTACGCATATAAGGCTCATCGATTAATAAGTGTCGTAATATGACTTGTTCTACATTGCTCATTCTATTATAATACCATAATCATTTAGGAGATGCAACCCCTTCAGCATCTTTTTCTACTCGTTCAGCCTGACGTTCTAGGATATCGTATAGGATATTTCCTGTCTCGTGATGCCAATCAAGATCATCATGAGCCGCCCAATCATCACCAAGCCCCCCTGATATTACTGTGGACGTAAACTTTATAGTCTCACCATCTTCCGCAACCCTTAGTTCACCAAAGTTAAAAACAGTTTCCACATATTTTCCAGTTTTGATTCTAATATTCCAGTGATCGTTATCGCCGGGGGTCAGTTCATAATCATCATTTTCTTTCATTCGTCAACTCCCTCGACTATAGTATCCATATCTACCACAGACCTATGTCCTATCTGATACTGCTTCTTTAAGAACTCTTTAAAATCTGTACTAGAAAAGATTGGATTCCAGAATGGTTCAAGAAGAGTGGCATCGTGCCGTACTTTAGGTCCAACTTCGCCAGTAACTTGATCGACCACAGCATACCAACCATTGGAAGGCTTAGTGACATAACCACCAGCAAGAGCACAATCGAGAAGACCAGAGTAATGCTTGACACCACCATCCCAAGACACAGTAATAGGTATCTTAGACTTTTCTTTAACAAACCTACTTTTTTCAACGTTAATAACAAAATGATATCCTTGTATCTCAGTTCCTTTTTTATCCTGTTGCCTTCCAACAATCCAAATAGTATCGGCTGAATAATAAAGACCAGTGCCGCCACTAACTATATCTTTAGGGAATAGCCCTATTTCTTTGTAAGTATGATTAATAGCAATCATAGGTATATTCTTCATAGTTAAGTATGGTGTTGCCATACGGAACAGGCTCTTAAATGCTTTGGCACGAGACATATCTGCAACAGATCTTTCGTCCTTGGCGTCTTCTAGTTCTTTCTTGGATGCTAGGTTACCGATAGAGTCTATGACAATAATAACATCGTCTTTACGATCAAGAGCCTCTAACTGTGAAATAAGATCGAACTTCAACTCTTCTACATTGGTAATAGGAGTATGTAATACACGACTAGTATCAACTTCAAACTGATCGAAGTATGCCTGAGGTGATCCAAACTCTGAATCGTAGAAGATCATAACAGCATTAGGTTTTGCTTTTAGATATGCTGAAGCCATCATCAAAGCGAAAGATGTTTTGAAATGCTTTGAAGGACCAGCTAGAACAGTTAGACCTTCAGACAATCCACCATCAACATCACCAGACAATGCTACATTCATCATAGGCACGTCTGTAGGAATCATTTCCTTATCGGTAAAGAACTTGGAATCAATCAGGACTTCCGTTGTCTTTATCTTGCTGTTCTGTTTCAGTTTGTCCATTATCGAAGTTGACATTTTGTTCTCTTTCTCTATCGTTTAAATCGTATTCACTTCTAATTTCATTATTAAGCGATTGCACAGTCTTCCATATCGCTGAAGACTGATCAGTCTTAGTATCCACAAAGTTTATAAATGCGGATAAGTCTTTTGGAAAGCAAGCTCCACCAAATCCCTCTTTACCATCAGGTCCGGGGATCTTCATATGACTATGCCCCATACGAGCATCAGCCATTAGAGCACGTGACAACTGGTTATAACTACCACCAAAGTCATCCATAACTTTCTTAAGTTGGTTCATAAACGTTACCTTCATAGAAAGGTAGTTGTTCACTGTATACTTAAAGAAGGATGCTTCAACAGGAGACATAGTAATAACCTGTGCAGGGTTCGCTAAAGAAAAATAGTTATACAATCCTTCTAGGTGTTGAGCGGCTTCTTGTTGATGTACACCAAAGACCCTAAAACGTGCTTCTATCATATCCTGTTTAGAATTACTCTCTTGTAGAAACTCAGGTTCGTATACAATACGACCATCTATACGAGATAGACGATCAATAGCATCAGGTGGAACAGTTGACTTGATAACAATAAAAGCTTCTGTTAGGTTAACCAACCGCATCACTGCATCATCAATGTCTTTAGTATCCACACCACCATCATCTTTTGCTGGAGTTGGGAGACAGATGAATACACACGAAGGTTCCCAATCACAAAGGTCTTGTAGTGTATTATCATTTTCTTTAGGGTCAATTATAAACTTCTCAACACCTTGAGCGGAAAAACAGTAGTCCACTGCCTTACCAACAAAACCATGACCAACGATCCCTAGCTTAAAGTTTTTTTCCCTACGTTTAACTACGGGGTTTAGTTCCGCTTCTTCAATCATTTGGGTAGTCCTTCCCTGCTTCTATATAATAGACTCTTTCTCGCAAGTCGCTAGACGAGAATCTATGATCTCTCTTATTGTAACGAATCTCTATACCTCTCTTGGCACAGATCTTTCTTCCTGTGAATGTAGTATGCTTATACTCTTCACCTATTATTCTAACATGAATCTCAAACAATTGCAAGATATCTTCTACATCTTTTTCGTTTTCATAGGGAATTATTTCATCTACATAACTTACACCTTGTAGTTGTGTCCATCTCTCAACCAGAGATTGCACAGGTGCTTTCTTGTCTTTACGATCTATAGATGGATTTACTTGTAGACCACATATAAGATGATCACATTTAGTCTTTGCTTCTCTCAGCATGGCAATATGCCCTGCGTGTAGTAGATCAAAAGTGCTAAAGGTTATCCCTACAACCCTTTCAGTGCTTTCCATGTATCTTTCCAATCTCTGACATGGAGCGAAACTCCATGGGTCCATTCTTCTAATGCTTGAGCCAGTAAGAAATCATTCCCACCAACACCTACTTTATCACCAAAGAAAAATATTCTGTCTCTATCTACAAAGTCTTTCAAGATCTGCGACTTATCATTTCCTTTAGCAGATATATCCATGCCAGTTTCGCCAGCAACACTAGCAAGTAAGTCTGGGAACATAGTGTTAAATGCCGTGGCAATCTTCACTCGTTCTGAATACATCTTATCATATTCGTAATATGCTTTACGAT